GGATCTTTCTGGTCTTTGCGATTTCGGTCCGGGGGCGTCCTTGTTGCTGTCTGGCCTTGGGACGTCTGCAGCTCACAAGCTGCAGTCGCCTGTATGGTCAGTCACTCCATGTGCCCGTGCATATATCATGCCTGTCTTGTGGAGTCATCCACAAATCAGAGAGTTCGTCCTTTCGGACGATCCTCTCAAACCGACGTGCCTCGATCCTTTGTTGTTTAAAGATCGAGTCGCGTCGAACATGGTGTATGCTGCTCATAATAAGATAGCTTTTGTACCTAAGACCGCATGGATAGATCGCACCATTGCGGTTGAACCATTGCTTAACGGCTACTTGCAGAAAGGAGTTGACGTCTTTATGAGACGCCGCCTCAAGCGTGTAGGTATCGACCTTTCAGATCAAACTCGTAATCAAGAGCTTGCTCGGTTAGGTTCTTTACACCCAGATGATGGGTACGTCACCATAGACCTTTCTGACGCTTCCGATAGTATTTCCATCGGGGTTGTCAGGAGACTTCTCTCCGCGGATTGGTTTAGTTTTCTAAACCGTCTTCGGAGTCCGTCCTACCTCTTGAATAAAGAGATCACGACGTATGAGAAGTTTGTGTCAATGGGCAATGGATTCTGCTTCCCACTAGAAACCCTGATATTCGCTTCTTTATGCCAAGCTGCTTACGTTGAAGCCGGGCTCACGCCCGATTTCTCCGTTTACGGTGATGACATAATAGTAAAGAAAGTCGTAGCCGAAAGAGTTCTTGAACTCCTTCGAAACTGCGGTTTTCGATACAATGCGAAGAAAACCTTCTTAACTGGAGGCTTTAGAGAATCATGTGGCGCAGATTGGTTAGACGGGGTGGATGTACGTCCCATCAGCTTGAAGTCTGACCTCGTGGATTTGAGGTCTTATTTTAAGTTCCATAATCTCCTTCTGCGTAAGCAGAAGGAGTCGTCGATGATACCTTTGCTCCGTGGCATGGTCCCTCTTGAATGGCGCTTTATGCGCCCTCTTGAGGGTAACCCTGACTCGGCGTTTCAGGTTCCTCTCGACGTTTTTATGGCTAGCCCCCATTCCAGATGGTGCTCCTCGGAGCAGCGCTGGAGATGGAAAGAAATCGTTCCTGTAACAAGGACCGACTCTGGCTTGAAGGCAGGGCGAAATTATCACGTCCTGCTTCTGATGGCGGCGCTACGCGGCGGTTCAGAGCGTAGCGCTTACCCGTTACGGCGCGCAAGTGCCGCAAAGGTCCGAC